TTTTCCTCTGGAATCTTTTCAGATTTCGGAGTAGCTGTAATTGAATATGAAGTATCATACATGCCTTGTCCAGTTCTTTTTACTCTAATTACACCTTTGTTCAGTGCTCCCCAGTCGCTATACACATCCACTAGCTGATTCCATATATAGTCACTTCGACCAAAGTTTAAAGCTATGATTTTAAAGTCGTTCACATCTTCTCTATATACTTTCTTCCCAGCAGGTCCTTCAACTTCTTCCCAACTGTCATTCCGTTTCTCTGTATGAATCACGTTGTGCACATATGCCCACACAGCAAACTTGTGAGTTGGGTAGTTTTCAGACGGGATAGCACTAGTATCTACTCTGTCGTCTTTTAAGACATTGGTAAAACTATTGCCCACCCGTAATGTGTATAAATAAATTTCATCTAAGTGCTTGTCTTCTTCTGCTCCAGTAGCTATGGATGACATGAAGACTTGATCTCCATCCTTAAACCATAACTCTCGACCCGGTGCATTACTAGAAGTTACAGGCTTCCTAGAATCGTCTATTTTCTTTTGTATTTTTGCAATTCCACTCATTGCTTTTCTCCTATTTAAAATATTGTTGTATTTGTCATCACCCTGTCCAAAACATCTTTGTTACGAATCTCTTGAACATCTTTGTATTTTTTTGGTAACCTTAAGTATGATAACAGAAATCTGTCTTTCATGTCAAATGTCGCCTTAGACATTCCCTTAGCTCCAGCAGTGTCATTATCCAATGATAACACAACTTCTGAAGGATTCAAAGAACTAATTAACTCTAATTGTTTTCTTGATATGGAAGCACCTAATATAGCTACGCTTGGGTAACCATATTGATGCAACCACATACAGTCTAAAGCTCCTTCAACCACAAATATCTTACTGAAGTTGTTTATCTTATCAACCCCAAACAACACTTGTGATTTTTTGAACCCCTTAGAAAACATATATTTAGGTATAGCTTTTTGTCTCCTATATATCCATCCTACATAGTTTTCTGTGTTGTCCCTTACTGGAATCATAAAGTCAGAAAATTTGTTTACTTTGCAACCCCAGTCGTTTATTAGACTAGGTAAAAATCCTCTGTCATAAATCCAATGATTCGATGGGACAGCTCTTTGATCTTCGGGTTCTACATATACATTTTCAGTTTCTGTGTTTTGGTATTCATCTAAAAAAGATAAGTCTAAATCTAATTCTTCAACCTCAAATTCTGCGTTTATTTCAGACCAAGGTTTCCCAGAATATTTTTGTAAAAATGATTTTAGGTTACCTTGTCCGCAACCAGCAAAACAAATCCAAACTCCTTTTTCTATATTTATAGCACATGATTTTCTTTTATCTTCATGAAAAGGACAGTTTAATAAAACCTCGTCTTCATGTTCTACATCTATGCCATAACGTAGTAATGCTGAATACCAGTCTACCATTAGCTACGCTTCTTTGTTTTTGTTAGGAATATAACTACTTTATTTTCAAAGCCATTTTCGTCTACAACTCTTCGTTTCCGTATATCACCTACGGTAATATTAGTTACAGGTTTACCTGCACCTTTACTTCTTCCTGTTGTGACTATAATGTCATCTTCGCTATCTCCTGTAATCCATGATAAAATTCCCATTTTATACCTCCTTAAAAGTCATCATCGTCCCAATCCCAATCTGGGATTTCGTTTATTGTACCATTGTCTACACTCCATTGCATTACCAGATTATCTTGTGCTAACTCACCATCTCGATATTTTTGGAACTGAACTAGTCTTTTATCGTCATGGTGTTCGACCTTAGCTAACGCTACTGCTACATCTGATGAACGTATCAAAGCGTCCCCAAAAGCAACTTGTGCTGCTGATGGTGGAACGTATACATTTTCTGCGTCCCTGTTTGCTTGTGTTGATACCATAATTGGAGTGTTTGTTGATATGGCTAAGTTTTTTAAGCCATAGAAAATACCATGAGATTGCTCCCATGCCGCCTTAGTTGTGTCTTTTGTAGTCAATAAATAGACCCCATCTATAACAACAAAGCTTGGGTGATGCTTTCTAATAAGACTTGCAATTGATTCAATAGATATTCCTGTTTGACCAGCAACACCATCACAGATCAATAAAGAATGTTTATTTGATTCTTTTAGAAATTTTATATACGAATCAACATTTATGTCATCACCATGTCTTAATGCCCTATGAGAAAAATTATACCCCATCATTTTAGCTAGAGTCACGTCTAATCTCATGGCAATCTGGGTATTAGGCATTTCTGTAGATATAAGTAATGTTTTATGTCCATTATAAACTGCTGTTGCTGCAGAATGAACACATAGCCATGTTTTACCTATAGTTGGACGAGCAAATGCAGCTATTAGTTCTCCGGGTTGCCACCCTATACCAGCTTGGTTTATAAAACTAAAGCTTGTAGGAACCCCCATAAGACCATCACCCATTTTACGTCTTCTAGTTCTTTCTTTCCATTCAGCTAATCTATCTGTCTCTCCATCATCATAGGTCTGAATATCTTCATCATAAATTAAATCCACATCAGACAAGCCACTCATTATATTTGATAAGGCTTGTTTAGGATTTTCTTTTACTAGTTCTCTTTGTTGTTGAACTGTTGTTACTACAGCTCGTTGTAAAACTTGATTCTTAAATATATCTAAAGAATATTCTAATGATTGTGTTTTTGCTGATGGGTTTAATGTCGGAAAGTTCTCCATTAAAACTTCTTCGCTAGGAAAAGTATCATATTTGTCCAAATATTCTCCTAAAAACTTAAAAGCATCACCATGTTTAGCGAAATCATTAGAATGGTAAGTAAAGTTTTTCAACTTGTCGTAATCGGTAATACCAAATATGATAGCTGATTCTATAAATTCATAACTGGGGCTAGACATTATATTCCTTCTTTAGTGTATAAAACTCTATTATTTTCATTATGTATATAATAGTTTATATCACTAGTTGAAATTTTGTCAATAAAGTCTTTGGCTTCCTTAAATGTGTTAAATTCAGCCTCCAACCAAAAATCAGTATTTTTTTCTGCTAAAACTCTAAAGGTTTCTTGTGGTGTTCGTACTTTAGTTTTTTTCTGTATTAGTCTTCCGCTACGTCTGGTCCTTCTTGGCATTTGTATCCTTCAATTGATGTAATTTATCTCGTAAAGATTGTCTAACTTTGTATGCAGACTCCCCTAAATCTTCTGTAATTTCTTCCATTGTTAAACCTTCTAGTTTTAATTGTAAAAATAATTGTTCTTTTTCACTTAACCCTTGAGAATTTATCCATATATCAGCTTCTACCTCTTCTGTGTAGTTTTTAGGTTCAACCATAGCTGCGGCAATTTCTTTAGGTATTGTATTGCTCCCATCAAATGTAAGGTCTATACTTCTAGCTATAGGTTTGCGTTGTGCTTTTGTAATCAATGTCCTAATTGTATTAACTAACGAAGTGTGTAAGTATGTATGGAAGATAGCCCCTTTGGAGTCATCATATGCACGAGCTGCTTTGACTAAAGCTATTCTAAGTTCTTGTGCTAAGTCTTCTTTATCTAATCCTACAACGTAAGAATTTGAAGACATTTTCTGAATTTTAGGTTCCCATTGGGCAACTAGTTCGTTATTAATTTCCATACTTAAATATTAGCAAATTTTTATAAAAAAACAATTATTTAGATAAGGCTTTTTCAGAACTAGCTTTTTTAAAACAAGACATACTACAGTAAATACTATCCCTATATCTTTTTTTGTAGAAAGGTATCTTACAAAACCCACATTCTATTTTAATATTATAGTACGAAAACCGACATTTACCTTTATGAATTTTGCTATTACCAACTAGTATTGGTTCATTACAAGCTAAACAATAGTTTACTTTACGTTTTTTTACCCGCAAAGTTGGCATGTTGTTCTTTTTTAGAACCTTATAGATATATTGTCGAGTAAACCCAAAAGCTTTCCCTATTTCTTGTAGGGTATCAAATGGGTTATCTTGACGATGTTGAATAATTTTAGAAATCGTCAACTGACGCTTGGCTTTTTTCGTAGTTTTTGACAATTGTACTTATCTCATTTTTCCAGTGTGTTGATAAATAATCTGCATCTATTGTAGTAGTAAAGGGACCTAATTCCCAACTACCTTTTACATAATTAGATGCTGCAACAATTCTAGCCCATTGAGCTTCTGTAAATGTTACTGTTATTGTAGTATCCGCCATTAGTTATTCTCCTTTAGTTTTTCTATTTCTTCTTTTAGTTTTTTTATTTCCATTAATAGTAATAAGGATAGTCTATCATAACCTACACTTTCTACAGTTCCATCGTTATTATAATGTACTATCTCTGGGTAAACTTTTGCCACCTCTTCCGCTATTAAACCAAATCCTTTTTTTCCGGGAGTTGCTGAAGTTTCGTTCCATTCAAAATCTACAGGTTCTAAGTCATATACTTTATTAGAATCTAAAGCTGTTTCAACAATATTCTTTTTATATCTTTTTGATGATGAGTCTTTAGCAATTAAGTTGCCACTTGTTGCTATAAGGTTGGTTCCTGTAGTAGATGAGTAAATAGTCTGTATTCCGGCAGCTGATAATTGAGCAACAGTGCCTCCACTAACAGCCACTCCTATATAAGGATACCCATTTCTATAAAAACCCGTATCTGTATCAGCGGCAAATGAAAAGCTTGGAACAGATGCACTACCATCATTACCATAATATTTAACCATTTGTGCTTGGGTTCCGGTTATTGTAGTGTTATCTCCTACATTACCACCTTTTATACCTACTAAACTCCAAGCAGCTAAAGGTAAATCGTAATGAACGTGGGCTATAACCCTAATATCAGAATCTTTTCGTTTTGCTACAAAGGCTGGATAGTTACTTTTTGCTAGTACCCTAAACGTTGTATCTCCTTTTACGTAATAAACAAAATAAACCCTTCCATCAGAATTTAAAGCCTCTAAGGAACTTGTATTACCCGCTTCAATTGTATACTTATCAGCACCTACATATAAATTCCCAGCAGCCCAATTTACTTGACTAGCTGATGCTCCTGAAAAAACACAACTTGTGGTTATGTTAGCATCACTGGATAGTTCTACACCCTCTGGCAGTCCTTCTTCGGTAGCTACTGCATCAGCTGTTTTTGAAACAATAGAGGATTTACCAGAGCCACCTTCTTTGTTTGTATCAGCTCCTACTATATCATACCTAGTTCTACTAATACCTTGACCTTCTTCATAAGTCATTTGAGTTACTAAGGTAGTAGAATCAACATTAGCTAAATCATTTCTTACTTTTATAGTGTCCCCAGCTCTAACAGGAATATGATACCTAATTGTTGAACTAGTATCTACAGTTCCTGTAGCCCATGTTACTCTTACTGTTGTTGAAGTAACTGCTTGGGCGTACCCATACGTTCCCGATGGTTGACCATTAGAATCTAATTCAACGGCTAACATACCGGGGTAAAAACCATAGTTTTGAATATTTACATTACTATCAAAAATAGTCGCTCCGCTACTGTGGGTAGCCGCAGAAGTAGAGTTTTGAGCCCTAGTAGCTGTAATAAGTACTTTACTATTAACTGCAGTAATAGCAAACTCTTCACTATCTATTTTTATACGTTGCCCCACGTACATACCAGTAGAGTCGGTTACATCAATACCAGTTTCACTTGTATCTAAGTCTTCATTTAATTTACCATATAATTGAGTGTTGCCTATGGTTATTGTTTGGTCCGAACCACTAGTTGTTGCTACTGAACTTGGAACATTATCAATATAAAATGTAGGTGGATTAAAAGTTGAAACATCTCCTCTTATCGGGGCATTACTTTTTCTTATTAGTACTGATGCTATTTGTTCTCTTATTGCGTCCGGGTCTGTCTCAGCTCCCGTATCAGCATTAAAAGTTCTTCTTACCCCATATTTCATTCGGGGACGTTCTTTTATATTAAAAGTTGAACCACTTGTGTCTCCTCCTGCCAAGTAACCACCAACACTACTCGTAGCAGTTCTCCAAAAAGTTGTGTTATCGTCTAAAGATTTATCTAAATGGGATATCAACATCAACGCTTCTTCTCCTGAAGCATAATTTCCTACAGCTGTTGCCCCAGTAGAAACATATTGAAGTTTAGCAACCCTTAGTGCATATATAACAGTCCCACTTGATTTCTCACTTACAGTACCTACAACACCTCTTTGAACAGTCATTTGAGTATCACTGTCAATAGAAAGCACTCTAACTTCTTCTGCCCCACTACCACCTAATCTAATTTGTTGCCCAACATAAAATAAACTAGTCGGGTTTGATAATGATATAGGTGAAGCAGTACTTAAAGTTATTTGAGTATCTGCTGATGTGTTAGCAGCCGTAGCACCTAAAGCAGAAACAAATATTGAGAAGGTCTCTGCACTGTCTGTACCGGCAGTCCCTCCTGAAATAGCTCTTCCAGAATAAGTTGACTTAGAATCACTAGAATTAATAAATTGATTAGCTGATATACTATAAGCTTTAATTACCTCAAAAATTTCAGATTGAGGCACTGCAATAGCATCTCCCTCATCTCCTGCTGATGTTACTGCGTAAGTATAAGCAGCATCAGTATAAATATCTTTTTTAGGTCTAGTTAAGTTAGATTCCGTCATTGCAAGCATTCGACCTGTCTCAACAAAATTTCCATCTGTTAGTGTGTCTGGAGTTGGTAGTTGTACATTCAGTCCAAAAGCTGCTGGTCCTAATGTGTTTGACGTAGGTCTAGTTCCTTTTTTAAAGTAATTAAAAAAAGCTAAGGGTTTGTGTGAAGTTGCTGTCGATTGTAATGTCGGAGCCACATAAAAATCAAATCCATATTCTTGCTCACTAGATATAGCGGCGTGAGGGTCTGAATCTGCCGCATTAGCAATGTGTTTTAAAGCAGATTTTTTTGACCTACCATCTAATTTATATATCATTGATTGCCTAAACCTTTGTACAGATTCTACAAATCTATCATCAACAAGATAAATTCGCTCACCTGTCAAATGGGTAACTGCTGATGTAGAATTAGCTCCTCTAGCAACAGTTAATGTATTACTGCTTATAGATGAAATTAACATTTCTTCTGCATCTATTAAAATTCTTTGCCCCGCATATAAGTTACTAGCATCCAAAACATCAATGCCTGTTTCACTATTATCCAAAGCTTCTGCAAGGGTAGTTTCTTCTTTTGGAAAATCAATATTAGAACTAAACTGATGAATTAGTGACTTTATTAATCCACCTCTTGTACTAATTTTTTTCTTCCATTCTTTTTTATCTTCATCTTTTTCGTCTGTATTTAATACATATTCATGTAATTTAGCTTGTGCTTCAGAGATTGCAGCACCATCACTATGAGTAGCAGCTGTTGTAGCATTAGCGGCTCGAAACACATCAATAGATGTAGCACTATCAATTGCAGTTACATACATTTCTTCATTATCAATTTTTATTCTTTGCCCAACAAAAAACTCTCGGCTGTTTGAAACATCAATTTGAGTCTCACTCGTGTCTAAATCTTCACCAAGTGTAGCTTCTAAAGTTACTACATCAGCATTAATATCATAACTATAAACACCTTTTGTGCTGTTATCTCGTAATTCAAATAATTGGTCCTCGGCAACTATATTAATAATCATACCTAAAGCATTATCAAATTTTTCTTCAACATCTACTGCCATACCATAAAAATAAACATGATTAGTGTCTTTATCTCTAATCTTAATTGGGGTAAAATCATCCACTACTCCAGTAAATGGTCCTTTTGCAGAACCCCCGCTGTTAGCTAAAGGGTTAGTAGATGGGTTAGATATACGTATCTGGGCAGACATCCCTGTTTGTAAGGTGTCTGTTAAGGTCAAAGAGATTAGTCGTGATGTACTAGAGACTACAAAGTCTTCCCATGAGTCCCCGTCCCAATATGAAACAATTGAACTAGAGGCTCCCATTTACGATACTCCTTCTCTCCATTTAGCTACAAACTGAAGACTGTAATTCCATCTGTCCTCCATGCCCGGTAGCTGATTAAATTGGAATTGTTGTAAGGCAACTTTATAAATACCTCCACCTGTAGAAGCAGTAGTACCACTACCAGAATAATCCGGTGTCGTTGCGTCACCACATTCTAATTGTAAGTCTGTTGAGCCTGTCACCCAAGTTAATAACTTTTTTTCAAGATAGTTTTTGTATGGAATATAATAAGTTTGACTTTGTATAGTTCTGGATTCCATATTGAAAAATTCATTTGCTGTTGTGTTAGTTGTATCACCACCTACATTGTCAACAATACCTGATAACGTTATAGCAGGACGTGATGAACCTAAATCAAATATAATTGGAGATGCTGCTGGTAAGGCAATTTGTATAGGTGTTCTAGATACAGTAATTGATATTTGTTCTGACTTTAAAGCTAACCTTACACTTGCATCAGCGTTTGTATCATCTCGTAATAAGACTGCTAATTCTTCGGCTGCCATTTCTAATCTCCAAACATTAATTGATTTGCTGAAAATTCCCCGTGACCAGAAATGTTACTCCTAACAGAGGCTCTACCTTCAGCCATTTCTTGAGGACTTAAAGAGCTTCCATTAATGGTTATATCTAAGGAACCACCTCCGCCTCCCCCAAGTAACCCTCCTAAGCCTTCTCGTGCTTTACCAAACAATCCACCAATAGCTTTACCCGGATTACCTATAGTTTCTACAATACTACCAATGTTTTTAATTAGGGCTTTTATTGGGTCTAATACTGCGTTTAGTACGTTCATTGCAGCTGTTTTTATTTTAGAAACAACTCCCCCTAACCAATCCCAAATATTTAAGACTAAACTTTTAATAGCCCCCATACCATCTTTTACCCCTTTTACTATAGCATCATTAAAACCACCTGTAAGAAAAGTTTTTATCCAATTCCAAGAAGTTTCAAATATATCACCTAAATGATTTAGACCTTTCCAAAACTCCCCAATAGCTTTAAAAATATCAGTAATTAATTCAACTACATGTGTTATAAATCCAATTCCAAACTTTATAAAAAACGGAATTACGTGTGTTATAATAGGTTTTGCCCACAAGTTCCATACGTTACTATAGAACCATTTAAGAAACGCTATATATGGAGGAACTACGACTTTACCTAGTTCGTACAATGCTCTAAACAATGGACCAAAAGCACTTTCTGCTGCAGTCCATATTTCTTTAAACGCAATTTGCAAATCATCTAAATATGGTTGTAACCATGGGAATAATTCTGATAACCCATCATAAACACCATTCCAGATGTCCAATAGTATCCCAGTCATCCCGTCAAAAAGACCTGACCAGAAAGCTTTATTCCCGACCATGTCCCAAAGAGACTGCCCCCAATTCATTATAACTTGAGCACCTTCAAGCATTACATTCTTAATAAAATCACCTATGCCATCAGAAGCTTCCCAAATACCACCTATCCATTCAGAAAAAGCAGTTAGTCTTTCTTGGACAATAGGAATTATTTTAGCTACATATCCTAACAGTTTAAATGCAAAGGGCATAAAGGGAGCTAGCACTACATCAATGAAACCACCAACAATTTGAAATAAAGAACCAATAAATCCAGTAAATAATTGTGATTGTTTTAAGAGAGATGCTAAACCAAAGTTTATACCCACAAGACCTGCTTTTTTGCTTAGTGCTTGTTTAAACCCTTTAGCCATCCTACCTACATTAGAAACAAGACTTCTAAGGTCTTTCTTACCTTCGGGAGCTTCTCCACCACCGGGAGCACCATCTAAAATATTCATGAATCCTGATAGAGTCATGTTTAAATGCCTCCCATTTTAGACGACATGTTAGACATAGCCATTTCTCTGGCTTGCTGGTCTTCTTGTTTTTGTTGTATTGCCATTTCAACTCCTAAAATTAAATGTATCTCATCTTCAGTAAAATGTTGTATGGCTTCCCAGTCTATACCTATTTTCAATAGCTGAAGAACTACTGTCCAGTGGCTATACAGGATTGACTCTTTATAATCAGTCTTCCCCGCTTGCCTCCAGAAAGCCATTACCCTTTTTTTATTTCATCAGGTCCTAAAGCTCCTGTTTCATTGGAACCAAAAGCATTTGGAACAAGTTGTTCTAAAGCTGAACCTAATCTATTATCTATTGAAACTAAAAATGATTCAGTTGTTCTACCCCAAGGGGCATCAACTATCATTTCTTTCAAACATTCTCTAATATATAAATCACCATTAAAACTGTTTGCTCCATCTGCTCCTAATTGTAAACATCTAGAAACTAATTGATTTCTTTTAGCCCAAGATAATTGTTTTATAGTTACCTCAAACTTATCTCCTGTATCTTCTATTACTACAGTTTTTTTGTTTACCGTAGGTGCCAGTTGATACTTTGATACATCAAACTGCTTCGCTGTGCTTTCCTTAGCCATTCTTCCTCCTTATTCTATTGTTTATGGATATATGGGTTCATTATCCAGTATTGTTATCTTTAAACTTCTAAACATCATGTCTAAATCTACTTGAAATGGGTTATCCCCTGTTACACTATGAGGTGCTGAGTTTATAAAAATACCTTGTTTATTTAATTGGTTTGTCGCCGCTGTCGGTGTTCCTGCGGTACTAGAACCCGGTATGTCTATAATTATGTGGTCATTCGTACCACGTTCAAACTTTATAGTAGCTGTAAATCCTTGTTTAAATTTACTACCACCACCAGCTCCATAGTCACCTTCTAATAGTAGTTGTTTGAAAAGTTCTAGAGCAGTGTCTTGACTTACCCCAGCATCACCAGAACCACCAATTGTAGCTGCTGCATTCTTATCAGCATCTGGTAATACAACTGAGGCAGATAATGCATAGTCTCTAGGTCCTTCTTTTATCTCATAGGGACCTCTAGCTCTTGCACCCTGCTTTCCTATATAATATCTAGGTTCTTCATTATTTGCTATAGATAATGAAAAACTTCTTATTCTTGCAAATTCTTGGTCAAAAAACTTTATGGTTCCTTCAGAGAAGTAATATGGTTGGTTGCTTGGATATCCAACTCCTGTATTAGCATCTGTAATAGTAGACATGTGACTTGGCATTCCCACGTCATCACTGTCAATAGTTTGCATTAGTCCAAATCTAGGCATATTAGCTTCTACGCTTGCACCATCATACAAATCTCCTGATGCTGTACCAACTGTTGATTGATTAGCTTGGTTGTGTACCATGTTTAGAAAATTTACACTATCCCAAGACATTGTAACCATTCCACCTTCTTCAGCGGATATCGTGGAAGAACCAATCATTCCCCCTACATATCTTCGGTCAAAGTCTTTAGCTGCTGTTTCAGTACTATCTTTCATATGTACATGCCATGAAACAGTATCTAAATCAACTTGCTCCTCAATAACATGAGTATAAACTATACTGCTACTATGAGCAACTTCATGAACTAGAGCATTATCCGCATGGTCAAATTGTAATGGGTAGTTTAGTTTAAATGTATCACTAACATCAGTAACAATTCTTCTTACTTCAGAGTTTGTCCCATCAGCTTCAATAATTTGAATATAATCTCCAGCTGCTAAGTTACCATCATCAGCACCGTCCGTTGTAATAAAAACATCACCTTTTTTAGCTCCATTTGCCATATTTAATAATATTGTGTCTGTCGCAACTGCCGATGGAGTAGTAGTAACTGAACCTATTGGGAATCTAAGAGCCCATCCATTCAATAATACTATACCGCTTACAGAACCTGTAAGTGACTGTTGACCAGAATAAGCCACA